GAGAAGGGAGGAGAGTAGATGGAGAATGACAAAGAAAAAACGCCGTTGTCGGAGGCAAAGAAAAGCCTTGCAGGCGTCCAACAAGCATTAAAAAGTATGAGCGGTGAGTATGCCTTATTAAGTGGATATTTAGGGAAAATTAGTGCGGGTGTCAATCAGTCAGCCACGGTCATGAACACATTTAAAACCGTCATGCAACAATCTGGAGAAACAGTGAAAAAAACAGGAGACGAAACAGCAAAGGCAGCAGATCAAATGAACACAGCGTTAACAGATTCTGCTGAACAAGCCGGTGAAGCAGCTAAAAAAGCGGGGAAAGAAACCTCTGATGGCTTTACTAATGCACAAAATAATATGCTGAGCTTTGGGACGGCCATGACTAGTGCCGTTTCCTTACCTATGCTGAACGTTTTAAAAACAGCTATGGGCGTCGGTGCTGGGGTCAGTGGCGAATTTCAAGGAATGCAAGGACTGATTATGGCCAGTGCAGGAGGGATTTCTGATTCATTGCAAGGCGAGTTGCAAGGGGCATTGACTCAGATGAATCAATCATTTGAAGCGGCGGCACAAGTGATTCAAAGCGTGATGGCTCCAGGAATGGAAATTTTGGTTCAAGTGGTTATCACAGTCGTCAAAGGCATTACAGCTTTGGTGAATTTATTTATCAAATTACCAAAACCCGTCCAAGTTTTTATTGTTGCCATTATGGGCATTTTAGCCGCCATTGGGCCCATGTTGATTATGGTAACGATGGCTCAGCAAAAATTTCAACAGTTTAGTGCTGGTTTGGCTCTTGTACAAGGAAACATTGGGAAGTTAGGTGGTGGCTTATCAAAACTAAGTGCTAATTTTAGTGCCTTAGGTGGAGGACCATTAATTTTAATTGTAGCAGCCGTTTTAGCAGCGGTAGCAGCGTTTATTTATTTCTATAAAACCAATGAAACATTTAGAAATAGTATCAATAGCTTAGCTAGTGCCATTCAAGGAGCTGTTTCAGCGGCGTTTGGCAAATTGGTAGGATTGCTACAACAGATCCAGCCGGCCTTTCAGCAAGTAATGGCAGTTTTTAAACAATTTTTTGCAGTAGGCTTAGAGAAAATGGCGACTATTTTTTCAACAATTGGTCGTGTGCTAGCAGGCGTTTTTGCCAGCGGTTTGCAATTAGGTAGTAACTTATTAGGGCAATTTGGTGGCACCTTTGACAAAGCTGGTTTAGCGGTTGGTCTTTTGGTAAAAGTTCTGACAAAGGTTGCACTGGCTGCATTAGGAATTTCTGGGCCGTTTGGTCTAATTATTTCCTTGATTGTTTCATTCGTGACGGCCTGGATGAAAACCGGTGATTTGAGTGCGGGTGGTATTACCCAAGTCTTTGATAATTTAGGTAACACGATTACATCGGTTACAACAATGCTTGCGGCTAATCTACCGAAAGTTATACAACTTTTTACAACCGTCTTAACCAGTATTCTCGGGAAAATAACAGAAGCTATTCCAAGCATCGTAACCGCGTTATCTAGTTTAATTACGTTAATTGTTGGTGCGATCGTTGCCAATTTGCCAGTCTTAATTGAAGCGGCAACACAAATTATTACTACGTTGATTCAGGGGATTACAACAGTCTTACCAATGTTGATAGAAGTTGGTTTGAGCTTATTAATGACTTTAGTTAATGCGATTGTCACCGCCTTGCCAACAATTACAACTGCAGCGATTAATATCATCACTACATTAGTGACAGCTTTTGTCACAGCGTTACCAATGCTAGTTACAGCAGGTGTTTCAATTATCACAGCCTTAGTTAATGCATTTGTTACTATGTTACCGTTGATTTTGACTGCTGGTTTACAAATTTTGATGGCATTAATCACTGGGATTATGACGATTTTACCTCAGTTAATTCAATCAGCGCTGACGATTATTCTAGCGTTAGTGACAGCGTTGATAGGTGCCTTGCCACAGATTATCAGCGCAGGTGTCAAATTGTTAATGGCGTTAATTCAAGGAATTATTTCGATTTTACCAACCTTAGTTGCGGCAGCTATTACCTTAATTTTGACATTGATAAATGCCTTAATTGGTGCCTTGCCACAAATCATCAGCGCAGGCGTCAAATTGCTAATGGCTTTGATCCAAGGGATTATTTCAATTTTACCGCAACTGGTTACTGCAGCAATTACGCTCATTACCGCTTTAATGGGTGCGTTAATCAATGCGTTGCCACAGTTGTTAAGTGCTGGGATTCAACTGATTCAAGCCTTAATTAATGGTGTACTCAGTCTATTGGGTGCCTTGCTGTCCGCAGCAGGAACATTAATCTCACAAATGATCACGAAGATTGGTTCTTATTTTGGTCAACTGTTAGCTTCGGGCGGACAGTTAGTTGAAAATATCAAAAATGGGGTTACCAATGCAGCCGATCAGGTAAAAAATGCCATTGGTTCTGTAATTGAAGGTGCTTGGCAAGCAATCCAAGGTTGGTTTTCAAAATTCACCGATGCCGGTGCGAATATTGTCGGTATGATTGCTGATGGAATTACAGGCGCAATTGGAAAAGCCAAAGAAGCAATCGATGGGGTCGTCAGTAAAATTCGTAACTTTTTACCATTTTCACCAGCAAAAGAAGGTCCCTTATCTGATTTGCATAAATTGAATTTCGGCGGCACGATTGCCACGGGGATTTATGCAGGCGAAACAGCCGTTAGTAGAGCAATGGCTTCTATTTTAGACTTACCGCTGTTAAATGATTTTGCCTTGGACTTAACTGGTCGAGGAAACTTCACAGCAACGATTGACCATCGTTTAGAAAATGATGCATACAATCGACCATTATTTGTGACAGTAGAGTCAACGTTAGATGGAAAAGTTGTCGCAGCAACTACGGCGCCTTATTTAGCAACAGAGTTACAACGACAACAAGTGAAACAAAATAACCGCTTAGGAAGGAGAGGATAACATGTATAAATTTGTTGATACCAATCAAGCAACTCATTCAACGCCTCTTCCTTCAGAAGCGTTGAATTTTAACGGTCAATTTTTAGAAAAAGTCATCCCTGGCTATCAAACATTATCAGTTTCAGGACGAGAATTAGTTCCAAGCGAAATTGAAAGCTATCAATTAGGGATTCGTGATGGTAAACGTCACGTTTATGCGCGAATTCCAGAACGAGAATTAACAGTCAAATATCGCCTTTCAGCTGTGAATAATGAAGCGTTTCGAGATGCATTTAATCATTTAAACGTTGCTTTGTTTACGGAAAAAGACGTTTCTATTTGGTTTAACGATGAACCGGAAATGCTGTGGTTTGGCAGTAAGTCTTCAGTGAGTGATGTACCCGAAGGTGTTAACCAAGTAACAGGCACCTTTACTTTATTGCTTTCTGATCCGTATAAATACACACGGAGTGATGCGACTAGTGTGATGTGGGGTTCGCCAACCATTACATTTCAAGCGAATTACTTAATGGGGAATACAGGCTCAGGTGCAGTTGATTTTCCAATTTTAATTGAAGGCGGGGCTTATTGGGGATCAACCATGATTACCTTTCAAAATCGGGCTTACACGATGGGGGATTTAGGCAAAGAAGTTCGGCCAATTGAAATTTATCCTACGGTCGAAGGATTAAAAGTCAAACCGACCATTATTTTAATAGGAACCGGACGTGGTGTTTGGATTAAAACACGGAACGATACAATTAACTTAGGAGACTTTGATCGTTCGGAAATTATTATCGATACTGAAAATTTTTATCTGACAAAAAATGGTGCACCGATGATTCGACCAATGAACGATTTTTATCTATATCCCAATGAACCGCTGTATATTCAAGCCAAAGATAGCGACTTCCGCTTGACGATTCGCTATCCTAACCGATTTGTGTAGGAGGGTGATTAAATGTTAATGGCGCTGGATTTGAAAAGAACATATACGGCAATCTTGGATAATGCCTATCAAGTCAGTTATGAAAAAATAGAGAACAAAATTGGCAGTTTAGATTTTACCATGCCGCTAGATGATCCTAAAAATGAATTTATTGCAGAAATGCAATGGGTGGAACTGACCGACAATGAGAATGAATATATTGGTTTATATCGCGTGATGCCAACCACAATTAAGAAAGATGCGAACAATAATCAAATTCACTACTCTGCCACAGAAGCATTATGTACCTTAGGCGATACTGTCCTATTTGGTTGTCACGAAATTAAAAACAAAACAACGAAAGAGGCCATTCAATTTCTATTGAATAAACAAAAAACAAAGCATTGGGTCCTAAAAAAATGTGATTTTTCAAGGAAATTAACCTATAAATGGGAGAATGAAAACGGGCTAGTCGAGCCTTTATTTAGCATCCCAGC